TGGAGACTTTTCAGTTACCTTTTGAAAAGTTTTATAAAATGCCTCTTGAAGTCTTTCAATCTTATTTTGTCTAACTTCAGTTACAAATCCACTTTGTGCAGACTCAAAGATGTGAGCAATAACAGCTTTTGTATCCTTTACATCAAATCCACTTTCAAACATGGACTCAACAATTTCTTCAGTGATTTCAATCAAATCAGAAGACATCAAGGAATTCAGATTCATCCCACTGATTTCGTCTTTTGATTCTGTAAGTTCAGTTTTAATATCTTTGTTATGTACAGCAGCATAAGCTTTGTACAATTGACTCATGTCTGACATGGGACTTCCAATAACTTTCTTATTATAAGTTATTTATCAAGTTTGTCTCTCTCTTCTTGATAGATTGAATAAGGGTTCTGGTAGATCTCCCATCCTCTTTGAATTTCAGGATATAACCAACCATCCCAATCATTGAAACAATATTTCCAATTACTTGGAATCGTAACACAAGGAAATATAAGTGTATTCCACAATGCCATCAAATAACTAAAGACAACGTATGGACTCACAACTTGCCCCCAACAACTCCACTGTTTACAACTCTTGTATGTTGAGCAAGTGTTCCATCTTTTTCACACCTCAAAATCCAACGTGTCATTTTGACCACATCATCTTTAGTTAAACTAAACAAATAGTCTTCTCCTGTGTCTTTCATAATGGTCTTCCACAAGGCAAAACCCTCACAAACATAAAATGTGTCATCAATCAACTCTGCATCTTTGGGGATATTATTCTGATTCATCTTCCTTCTTTTTGTTAAAACCAAATGGTGCAATCTTTTCCTCAAGTTTTAGTTTGAGAGCTACACCACCAAGTGATTCCATAACTTTCAAAACATCTTCTGTTTTAGCACCTTCACCAAGTTCTTTGGCAACGTACCAATACTTAGGCCAAAACTCTTCACCAGCCTTTTTGTAATCATCAAGTGTAAGTAGTTTCATAGTTTTGATAATACCTCTTTGTAAATGTTTTCTGCAATTGCTTTCATCATCAATGGTGGAACCATTCTTCCAACTCTTTCAGTTTGTTGTGAAAATGAACCTGTCAATTTAAAGTCCTCTGGAAGAGATTGAATTCTTTTGAGTTCAGGAACTGTTAGAACACGATCTTCACTCCAATGAATTAGTCCACCACTTGCTGTGAGAGTGGGTGAAGGTTTATAGAATGAAGCTCTCTTTGTATTGAAACAATGTCCCTTCTCATGATAGTCCATGCCAGAAAGAATCTTTTTAGGATCCTTTGGCATTTTCTTTACAACACTCTGATAGATACTACTCTTCAACATATGTTCAGTCAAAGACTGAATGTTTTCTGGATCATTTTCAACACCCTCAATAACATCACCAATAGTAGTATCTTTTGATGATGTGGGAGGAAAGAGTGATGATACTGTGAGCACATTCAAACCAATCTTATCTGCAATGTCTTGACGAACTGCAATAAAGATCAATCTTTCTCTTGCCTGACCCACACCATAATGAGATGCTTTCATCACTTTAGATGTGACAAGATAACCAATATCCTCAAAGGCATTGGTAATCTTTGCATAATAAGTCTTTGCCTCACCAATTGTCAACCCCTTGACATTCTCAGCAACAATGACTTTGGGTTTAATCTCATCAGCAACACGGATGAACTCAAAGAACAAATCTTCAATGTTTTCTACCTTCTTGCCATCAGAATAGGTCTTTATCTTACCCCACCCATCAGAGTGTTTAGAACCATCACCACGACACATAGACCCTGCGACAGAGAATGCTGAACATGGTGGTGACCCATCAAGAATATCAAGTTCCTTTGGTTTCAATCCTGTGATTTTAAGAAAGTCACCACCAGTCAACTGTTTGATATCATCAGGGACAATTGGTGTTGAAGGATAGTTTGCAGCATATGTTTTTCTAGCTTCTTCTACAAACTCATTGATACACAAGATCTTTGCACCTGCAAGACGGTATCCTGTAGAAGATCCTCCTCCACCAGCAAAGGTTGATATCACAGTGAACTTCTCTTGAGCCTCACCGTCATAAACATCTTGTAGGTTGTAAGGTAACTTATTCATTTTAATTTGGAAAGGAGTTTTGTGTAAATACTGTCTGCAATTGCTCTCATCATCAGAGGTGGAACCATTCTACCAATTCTTTCAGTCTGTTGGGCCCAGTTTCCTGTGAGTTTGAAGTCCTCTGGAAGTGACTGAATCCTCTTATATTCTGCAGTTGTGAAATTCCTATCCTCTTCCCAGTGCATGAAATTACCAGTTCTGGTTGTAATGGTTGGTGCAGGTTTAAAGAATGAAAACCTTAACATGTTGAAACAAGAACCCTTTGGGTGATAGTCTGCAACACTAATAGTCTTCTGAGGGTTCTTTGGCATCTGAATCAAGTACTGGTAAGTAGATCCTCTTTTCATCCTATCCAAAAGGAATTTAACCTCCTCTGGATCATTCTTGACATCACCAATAATATCACCAAGGTTTGTGACCTTTGAACTTGAGTCTGGAAAAAGAGTAGAGACATTAAGAGTATTTAGCCCAACCTCTTCTCCAATGTCTTCCCTCACACCAATAAAAATAAGTCTCTGTCTACCTTGTCCTACTCCATAATTTGATGCATTGAGTACTCTTGATGTAATCAAATAACCAATTTCTTCAAATGCATTAGTAATCTTTGCATAGTATGACTTAGATTCCCCAACAGTTAGACCTCTCACATTCTCTGCAACAATGACTTTGGGTCTAATCTCATCAGCAACACGAATGAACTCAAAGAACAAGTCTTCAATATTCTCAACAATCTTCCCATCAGAGTAAACCTTTGTCCTACCCCAATTAGTCTCTGCAACACCCTTACCTGCCTTCATGGTATGTGCACCAGCAATAGAGAATGCTGAACATGGTGGTGACCCATCAAGAATATCAAGTTCTCCAGGTTTGAGACCAGTAGCTTTCAAGAAATCTTTTCCTGTCAACTCCTTAATATCATCAGGAATAATAATAGTTGATGGGTAATTTTCTGCATAAGTGTTTCTTGCTTCCTCAACAAACTCATTGACACAGAGAATTTTACCACCTGCAAGACGATAACCAGTGGAAGAACCTCCACCACCAGCAAATGTAGAAATTACATTAAACTTATCCTGAGCCTCACCATCATAGACATCTTGGAGTGTGTAAGGAATTTTGGTCATGAGAATGTGTTTTTATAGACTAGATTATAATATTCTTTTGGAGAACCGACAACATCTTCGTATTGTGATTTGATATTCATACCATCTTGGAATGCGAGTTTCTTACGATTGATAATGTCATCAGGGAGTTGATTTCTAAATGCCTCTTGAAGAACAGCCTTAGGTCTTGATTTACCATCCCAAACAATGTCTTGTCTCAAACCAAGAGCAGTTTCAACAAGTTGTGTGTTGAGAAATGGAAGTCTACATTCAATTCCATACTTCATAAAGATCTTATTACATCTTGCAAAGTTTTTACGATGTTGTGAACCAAACAATCCAATCCTGTATTCATTCCAACCATGTTGTTTGATACCATGATAACTCATCCCATAAGATGCCCAGAGTTCATCACTTCCTTCACCTGACATAATAACCTTAAAACCATCTTCACTTATTGCCTTTGCAAGTTGAACACATGGATAACCTATTTCAACTTGTGCTTTATAAGGCATCTCAATAGTGTTGATGACATCATCAATGTCATCTTTAGTTGGGGGTTGAACTTGAATCTCTCGTAACTCAACTCCAAGATATTTAGCAGCTTCTCTTGCTGACTTTAAGTCTTTTGATTTCTCATCAAACACAGCAGTGTAAGTAACAAGGTTTGGAATGTGTTTTGATGCAACAAGAGTTGTTATTGCAGAATCAATTCCACCTGACAGAAGACATGCGACAGGAACATCAGATACTGTTCTTTCATATGACCCCTGAACAATACTGTCATGAACTTGTTTCTTAGATTCATCACCATTCCATTCATCACTATCAATAATGTTTTCTCTAATGTCATACCAAGACCCCTCTATCACATCATAATCAGAGGTAACAGTAAGAAAATGACCAGGATGTAACATCTGAATGGTTTTACCACTCTCACCCATTGAAATCAAACCTTTAATTTCAGAACAAAAACTAAATGATGGAAACAATCCAGTGAGGAGTGAGTAATGGACTGGAACTTCACCATGACGGTCTCTCACAATGGTGATAGATCCATCTCCCTGTGTGAATGCAATGGCGAACATTCCTTGAACTTTATTCAGTCCTTCAATACCATACTTATCAAGAAGTGCACACAACACTTCTGTATCTCCTTGTGTTGTGGTTTCAAACTCCTCTCTTAGTTCTTTATAATTCCAAATGGTTCCATTAAAAACCATGGTGGTCCTACCATATTTGAATGGTTGGTTGGACTCTGAACTTGTGTCAATAATAGATAAACGAACATGTCCAAAATAGATGTTATCCATTTGGACAATCTGTTGATTATCTGGACCTCTATGAATGATAGAGGTCAAACCTTTTTCAATCTGTGGGATATCAAACCCACCAATAATTCCACACATTAT